CTTAAGTTCCTCCTTGGTTGGGTAAACAGGACGCTCAAGCTATGAATTTTCTCGGCATTGGCTCAGTCATTGAATCCGTTGGCAAGGTTGCTAGCGACCTGATAACGACCGACAAAGAGCGCATGGAGCTTGAGCTTGAGGCCAAGCGTATAGACCAAGCAATAGACCTCGGTCAAATGGAAGTGAACAAGGTCGAAGCCGCTAATCAGAATATGTTTGTTTCCGGTTGGAGACCTGCTATCGGTTGGGTTGGTGCTGGCGCAATGTTCTACCAGTTTCTTCTGTACCCTCTTTTGGTCTGGGCGTGGACTTGGATGCAGGCAGAACAGATCGTTCCGCAAGAGGTAAAGCCTCCTCCGATGCTGGATACCGACGCTCTATGGGTTATTTTGAGCGGGATGCTTGGGATTGCTGGCATGAGGAGTTTTGAAAAGAGTCGCGGTGTTGCGCGGTAACTTCGTCTCGCACCATTTGGCCGATCTTGTCCCCATGTATTTTGTCGATCTTCTCAATGATTGGAAGTCGTTTGTTCTTAGGTAGCTTCAAGATCATCTTTGCCCAGTCCTGAACGACAAACGGCAGAGCACTTTCGTACGCTGCCGTTATCTCCTCAACATCAGACGACTTAACTTGCTTGATGAGGTTGATCCACGATTCCACGGATCGACCACTCCCGAAAAGCCTTATGTTTTGCCATTGTGTCTGGGCACTCGGTTGACGGTGGAATCCATCCGCGTTCCCTCCAGATTTCCTCGACGGGTCTGAATTTTTCTGTCCTCGTCTGATTCTCGATTAACTCTTTCCAGTTGCTCATAATAAGCCTTTCGGGAACGGATAGACTGCATCAGCGTGAGGAGTCCCAGGCCTCGGTGCATTGAAAAACCTCCTTTTGTCTAACTCTGTAGGCTTCCAGAATGCTTCCGGAGCCTCAGACTTGATGATATGAATGATCCTCTCTAACACCGGAGAGTCATCAGAAATGTTTGCTGGTCTTTTAGCAAACGCCTTTTTTAGCATGGTTTGGTGGTGTACGCTTAACATTAGAACGGTACCTCGTCATCGTTAGTCTTAGTTGGTCTAGTTTCCCCGTCTTTCTGCTGAAACTTTAGGCCCAAATACTTTCCGTCGGTACCCTCGTTGATCCAGCCAGAGATCCAGTATTCGACATTGTTTATCATTGCTGAACCTCGGTAGTCTGGGTGCACATCCTTTTCCTTCTTCTTATTCTTGCTGATTGATCCTGTTAGTTCTTTTGGCATAGCTTTTCTTCCATTTGAGTAACTTCGTTGAGAAAGGCAACCAGATCAGCCTCGATCTTGGTTAGCTCTTCCGGTTTTGGCTCGTAACGAACGACGAATAACTGTAGATGTTCAGGAAGCCTTGGATCGAACGAAACAAAGTCGCACCAAGTCCGTCCAGTGACGAGCATTTGAGTAAGCATTTGTGGCTTGTATTTAGCGGGAACCTCCTTAGATAAAAGATAGTCGACATGAGTGTTTGAGTTAGGGCACTTGATCTCGATCAGCCCTGACCCTGCAAACCCGTCAGGAGACGCTCCAAGCCACTTTATCGACTTGTGGGTATGAAACCCTGTCTGCTCGACGAAATGCCCTGTGTGAACCTCGTAGGCTGCTCTGGCGACAGGTTCTTGCTCTGTACCCCATTGCATAGCTGCATTCGTGAATGAATCGCTTTGCAAGCCCGTCAGACGCTCTGTAACGAGTTGAATCTGGTAGTTCCGGCGTGTAGCCGTACCCTGTTTCGCAAGCGCGTCTGAGGCTCTGCTAGCGGTTAGGTGGCCTAACCTTGCCTTGTACCAATCGTCAGATCTTTGTTCCATTTTGCACCTTTAACCATCCTCGTTCGATCATTGTTTGCATCGTGTTTATGTACGCTTGGTTCCAGAAGTCTCGACGTTCCTCACGAGACATGTCTTTCCCCTGATCCAAGTATGAGTGACAACGAAAGCATAGGGATGCTACTAAAGCATCAGAGACTTTGATTCCCATGCCTTTTCCTTGGTTTCGGTGGGCAGCGACCACAGTCCCATCCTCTGCAAAGCATGACCCGCAAGGGATGTATCTACAGGCCTCAAGCAGTTTTTTGTTTATGTACATTTATCTTCCTTAGATCAAGTTCAGCGTCCTTCATCTCATCCGTCCAGACCAAGCCCTTCTCTAATGCGTACTGTAAAAGTTGCTCCACCATGTCTGAGAACTCAGAGACCGTAAGCGAAGCAGTGGAAGGCTCGATCTCTTTTACCTGACCGCCAGGGAGTTCAACGACACGAGAAGGCAGAAACCTCGTCTTAGCCCACTCATGCCAGATGTCCTGGGTGTACTGCTGGCCCATTAACTGTTCAGCACAAGCTGTCAGGATCGACCAATAGAACCGATTCTGAGCCGCTGTGCGAGGAGGTTTGGAGATAGTTACCATGTAGCCTAGTTCCGTAGCTTCTATGGCCTCTATGACCCTCCTGCGGTCATTCTCAGTTGTTAGGATTAATCTCATTTCTTAGATACCAGTTGTAGTTTGCTCGAAAGGCTCGTCTTTCAAAGTCAGTAAACTTGTCGTGACGATCGGAGAACATAGCCTCGACCATGCGCCTCTTGAATTGTTTACTGTCAACGTCAAGCCACATTAGATAGTTATCGAGCCCTGACTCGTAAAGGTCTCCGAATAGAAACCGCATGGCTGTGATCGTGTCCTCTTGCGGACGGGTTTTGTAGGGTGCTTTGCAAGCATCATCGACTGCTAGTTGGATGACAGACCAGAGTAGTTTCTTGCAACGCTCGGTCTGGATTGAGTCCAGCAGCCCTTCTTCAAATGTGTGTAGGTTCATTTTCTTTTGTAGTAGTAAGCCCAGGCTTGCCTGTAGAGTTTTTCTTTTGTTACCAACTTGCGAGCCTCGAGTGCGCGAATCATCTTCAAGGCATTTTGTGGTGTGCAACCGAACTTGTTAGCCAGATCGTTGAGTGACATCCAGTCATCGAGCGCGGTTAGATAAGCCGTTTGTGTCGGAGTCAGCGGTTTAGACTTGTTTAGCATCAACCGGCCAAACTTTTCCACCGACTTCAGGAACTCATCTCGGTGTGAGATGAGAACCCCTGATTGCTTGGCAATAGAGAGAATTTGACTCATTTGATCTCCGTCAGTTCTTTCTTGCGTTGTTCTTTGGCTGCGTCCAACTGATTGATAGCTTGCGGATCATTCTTGAACTCTTTGTAGCTTGTAGTCCATGCCGCTTTTAATTCGTCTACTGTTTTGGCCTCTGAGAGCGTTTTTATGTGGTCGTCTACGGAAGGCTTATCTTCATCTGGCAGATCCTCTCCAGCGTAGATATAAAGCCCGATACCGTGGAGACTGATAGCTTTGGCTAGACACCGTTGCATAGCAGTGTTGACCTGGAAAGCATCTGGGTTAGAGATCGCTTTGTTACGGTGATCCATGACAGGCAATTGTGCAGTGCGAGAAACACCGAACGCTTTGACCTCGCAGAACACCATAACCGTGTCATTCCAGGTCTGGTGAGGTTTGTACTCCCAGGTTGCGTTTGGATCGTGTTGCAGCAATGTATCTACAGCCCAGGCCCAGGAGAGATACGAGAGGCCGTTTTTCTTTTCGATCTTCTCGTTTACGTTGATCTTTCTAAGTTCGTTGAATTTCATGTTTGGCTCCGTTACTTTATGAACAGGAAGAGCAGTGTTCCGTAGCAAATCCCCAATAGCGCGCATAGTGCCCAATCACTCCTCGTTATCTTGTACTTGGTCAAGTTCGTATTCCTGTTGTTCCAACTGTTGTTGGTAGTCATCTTGTTCCCTCTCTTTGTCGTATCTGTAAAGTTCTCTGTCTAGCCACCAGTCGTAGTCAACGCTCATACAGCCTCCAGGTATTTGTTAAGTTCGTCTCTAAGTTGCGTTACTTGTTCTTTGTTGAGATGTATAGATGCGTGAGCTTTCAAATGCCAGATAGAAATCCAAATGTCTTGCTCGTAGTCACTGATACATAACTTTTCGTAATCTGTTGTTGCGATCTGTACGTCCATGTTGGCTCCTTGTTGTGATGGAGTAATCTTAGGCTTATCAACTACTAAAGACTGTCATCGTGACGACAATCTCTGCCGCTGATACCAAAAAGAAACGCCGTTCGTCGGTAAGTCCTACTCAGCGATCCTTAGCTGCGCTGAGAGAGCGAGGTTACTTATGTCAGATCGTCGAGCACTGGAACCCGTGGGCCAGGATCAGGCAGGACTTGTTTGGGATAGGCGACATACTTTGTCTTAAAGACGATGAGACGCTTTTAGTTCAGACGACCTCAAGAGGTAACGTGTCAGCCAGGGTAAAGAAGATTGCAGAGTGTGAGCACTTACCGGCTATCTTGCGAGCAGGCTGGAAGATAGAGGTTCACGGGTGGGGCAAGTTAAAAGAGGGCTGGACTTGCAAGGTTGTGGAGATCTGATAAGATTAGTTTGTCTGTGTGGAAGCAGATGTAAGCCGTTAGGAATGTGCCCTGCCCCTGTTTCCTTAAGGGGGCTTCCACCAGGGTACATCCTTAACGGCTTTTTCTTTTTCTACCAGACCGTACTCCGAGCGTTATTAAGAACCTGCATGGGTTGCGCGGAAGTAAACACCGGCTGGCGATACACCCCGTTTCATGCCGATCCAGACTGTCAGTGAGGTACTGGACTAAGCCTCTTGTACATGGGTGGGACAAGCAAGAGGTGGAGAGAATCGCTGGCTTAGGCTGTACTAGGCAGGGAACATCCAGAAGCGACCCCTGCTGGGTAAGGTGAGTGCTACCACCCTTGGGGAAGTTATGTCCAGAAAGAAAGAATATGTAGAGATTGTCAACAGAACGACAGTCAACAATAAAAATAAGGTTTACATTGAGATTTCCTAACAACAGGAGAAAACAATGTTCGAGGAGTTTTGGAGCAAATACCCAAGAAAGGTCGCCAAACGTGCTGCACAAAAAGCATGGGCCAAACTATCGCCACAAGAGCAAAAGTCTGCTGTAGAGGCTTTAGTGACGCACAACAAGTATTACCAAGTGAAAGGTACTGGGCAGGAGTTTATCCCGCATCCTGCTACGTGGTTGAACCAGGGAAGATGGGAGGACGAACTAGAGATCGCACCTGCACAAGAGAAGGTTGTTGTGTGGTGGGCGACAGAGAAAGGTACTGCTGAGATGGCAGCGAAAGTAGATTGTCCTGCTAGACCAGGAGAGGATTGGAACTCTTGGAAGGCAAGGATCTCTGAAAAGTTGAGGGCAGCATGAAAAAACTTTTATTTGGTGTTTTGCTTGCCATGTCTTTTTCTGTATCAGCACAGACCTGGTCTGCAAGCAATGAGGGAGGCGGTGAGATCGTACTTACCTTGCGTCAGGACAAATGCAAGCGATATGGATCACACCTGGTTGATGGCTACAGCTATGTGTCCAATGGGCAGGTGGTTGATTTTTGTTGGGCCGTCGTTGACGACATGATCCGCGTGGTTTACTTGCATAACTCAAGTATGCGGATTTACAAGCCTGAACTATTTAGCAGGAAAACAGAGAAATGAACCGCGAAGACATTATCCACATGGTGCGGGAGGCGGGGCTTGCTAATCCACACGAGGTTGTTCATGCCTATTGTGAGCTTAAGCTAACAGACCATCTCGAACGCTTCGCCGCCCTTGTCGCCGCGCATGAGCGTGAGGCGTGTGCAAGGTTGTGCGACCAGATGTTTCATGACTGGTGCAATCAAGAATTTGAAGACGAGGACGAGGCTTACAGAAACAAACCTGATGCCGAGGATTGCAAGAAAGCCATACGGGCAACGTGCTGCGGTACTTAATAGCAATGAAAAGGACACATGAATCATGGACAAAGAAAAAAAGTTAACAGTCATCCCATCGTCCGACCAAAAAACGATGGGGCTTGATTTGATGAACGATATAAGAGCTTTGGTTAACTCTCCCAAGTACGACCACATGACCGTTGCAACCGTGATCGGTGTGCTTGAGATGACCAAACTACATTATTGGAATGTAAACCCATGAACAGAGAAGACATCATCCGCATGGCGCGGGAGGCGGGGTTTGAAGTTTACGGAACCGACGTATGGATAACCGATGGCTGGTGGACAGAGGAACTTGAACGCTTCGCCGCCCTTGTTGCCGCTGCTGAACGTAGTGCGTGTGTGAAGGTGTGCGAGGACATGGATCACAACGGGGTGATGATTGCCGCAGACTGCGCCGCCGCCATACGAGCAAGGGGACAGGAATGACAGATAAAGAAAAAGCCTACGCACTGCTGAGAAAGCTAGCAGACGAAACAACGTATGTGATGGTGCATCCCAACGAGCTAAAGATTCTTCTAGACGATCTTGACCATATGAGGCTTAGGGTAAGGATTGCTAGAGAAGAACTTAGCGACGCTTGGCGGCTTTACAAAGGGGATATGGCATGAACAAAGAAATTGAGTTCGCCGTTTTTTATGACGTTAAAACAGGCAAAACAACTCGCCATGATGGCCGATTTGATGCGGTCAGAGAGCTGGTTAAAGACCATTCTCTAAGGGTTACAGACATTGCAATAAAGACTGGCTACAACAAGGGTCACGTTAGCCGATTACGCAAGGAAGCCAAAGGAAAAAATATGATCGAAAACAAATCAGCAAAGACACCGGCAGATGGGCCTGTGGCATGGGGTTGTCAGTGCGGTAGAGCCTACACAGTTACCTGTATTTCAAGCAAGCCAGCTAAGCAATGGGTCAGTTTGACGGATCAGGAAGTTTGGGGGGCGATTGATGATGTGCTTGAAGGCGGCGGTTGGCTAGATGTAGCAAGAACCCTTGAGCAGGCTTTTAGGGAGAAGAACACATGAGTGGCGATCACAACATGAAAGAAAGAGACCCTAAAGGCTTAGATCAACACGCTCCAGGGGCAAAACTAGACGCAGAAAAACAAAGGCCATCACTAGTGTTTGAAGATATGTTTAGGGCTTTGAATGCAGTGATAGCCGTCAGTGAATACGGGGCCAAAAAGTATTCTTATGGGGGCTGGCTGCGTGTAGAGCAAGGCGAACAACGTTACACCAACGCTATGTACAGGCACATACTTGCAGAAAACGAAGATGGTTACGACAAAGATACACAATTGCTACACGCTGCACACGTTGCATGGAACGCAATGGCGAGGCTTGAATTGATGCTTCGCAGCGGAGAATGGTCACTAAGATACGGGGATGACAATGACTGACGAGCAAAAGAAGATTCTTACTTACCTGAAAAAGCGTAAGACACCTGCTGACTTAAAGTCGGTGAGGCTACAGACAAAGATCGACAAGCAAACGACTGTGAATTCCCTAAACGCTCTGCTCAAAAAAGGTTGTATAAAGACATCGTTTAGGATTGACCCGTTTACCAAGGAACGTGTTTGGGAGTGGGTCAAGGACGAGTACGAAGCCAAGAAGGTGTCAAGACCGAAGAAGAAGTTCAAGCCTGTTCTATCCAAGCCTAAGCAAAAAGAGGAAGGCGTTGGCGTTAGTTTCTTTAATAATCCGTTCAATTTGAGGGTCGCATGAATCTAAACGAAGCAGCAGCTATGAGTGCCGCACAAGACATCATTGAGCAGGCACAGTCAACAAGTGCGTTAGAACAACGAGCCTTAGCAATCGTCAATCTGTCTGTAGAGCTACACAGGAAAGCCATAGACCTAAGACTGCAAGCAGAAGAGATTCTCAAAGAAATAAGGTATGGGTTAAAATGAAAGTTGGCTCCTTCCCCTTTTTTGCCCGACTGTGTGTTGGGCATTTTTTTGTATGAAAGCAGCGGTCTACACGGCGATCTTTGGGAACTATGACCCATTGCACTATGCGGTCAGACAAAGCGTTCCTACGGCCTTCTACGCGATCCTAGACGGTGCTAAAGAGCCACAGGGATGGCAGCAAGTCATCACAAGCAGGCGTTTCTCAGATCCGCGCATGGATGCTAAGTGGTTCAAGGTGTTTCCAGACAAGCTGGAGTTCGCCGAGGACTATGTGATCTGGGTAGATGGATCGATAAGAATCACGAGCCCTGAGTTTGTGGCTTACATGATCGACCAAGCAGGGGATACGATGGCGGCATTTCAACACCCCTGGAGGACTTGTATCTATCAAGAGGCCGGAGAGTGTTGGGATATGGTCAAGTATCAAGACCAACCTATCTTGGCCCAGGTCGAGCACTATCGGGATCAAGGATGGCCGCAGGATGCAGGTCTTATTGCTGGCGGGGTTCTATGTTGGAAGCGGAGTTACATCAATCCCCAGGCTAATCAAGATTGGTGGGTCGAGATGATGAAGTGGACGCTACAGGATCAATTGTCGTTCCCGATCATCGCGGATAAAAACGGGTTAGAGGTTAATGTTTGCACAGAAAACCTCATGAATAACAAATACTTTCAGGTGGTAGCCCACCATAGGATGGCGGAGTATGAAAAAAGTTCCGATACTCATTTGTACGGTAGGGAGTCCAAGTCTTGAAATCACGTTGTCGTCAATCAAACTTTACGCCAAAGAAGCGCCTATATATCTGTCGAGTCGGGCCGAGACAATGGACGAACGAGTTTACAAATGGGTACTCAACTCGTCGGGTAATTTCGGTGATGCCTACAACCGGATCATGGACGACGCTTTCCAATACCACGATGCAGTCATCATTGCCAACGACGACATCTGCCTGACTCCAGACTCTTATAGACTCATTCTTGAGGATGCCGAGCATCTACAGAAGGCAGGGCATAAGATCGGGGTTTTGGGAGCAAGGTCGGATTACATCTTAGAGGCCCAGAACATCCGGTTCGAGGGTGGAGCAAGAAACGGGATGAAGTGGGCAGAAGAACAGACGATCAAAGAGACGAGCGTCATTGCGCCGATCTTTGCTTACATCACGAAGGAAGCCTTCCAAGCGGTCAGGTTTCCGCCGATCAACTGGTTTTCAGATAACGTGTTTTGTCATACACTTACGATATGTGACTTTAAGCATTTTGTTTCAAGGAGTTACGTTCACCACGCAGGCAGTCAAAGTGTGGGAAAGGACGACTCCAAGAACATCAAGGAGGCAGCAGCATGGCTGTGGAAAAACGAACCAGGGATCGCAAAGCATTACCGTCTCCCTACAAGCTAAAAGTGCCTCCTGTACCCATCAGGTATGACAGGAAAGTAGGCATCCCTTTACAACCCAAGGAAAAGAAATGAAAGGCTTGCTTTCCCCTAAAGTGATGATCGTTGTGAAACAAAGCGATGAGGAAGAGGACGAAAGCTGTCCGCTTCCAACGCAAGACGAGGCTTTGAACGAAGAGAACAAGGCAATCGCAAAAGAGAAAGCAATGTATGGCCCTGAACGAGGGGGCGATACGCAGTTCTGGCGGGATCTAGGCGCAAAGTGGCGCATCTCTGCAAGCCAGGCTCAAGAAAGGCGTTGCGGCAATTGCGAATACTTCGACATGGACATGGAAGATTGCCTGCCAGAGGGTGCGGGTTATTGCCATCAGTGGAACTTTATGTGTGCGCCGGACAAGTCTTGCGCTTCTTGGGAGATGGGCGATGAAGAAGGCGGAGAAGAAGATCTCGAAAGTGATGACTGAGTTTAAAAAGGGTAAGTTGCACTCTGGAAGCAAGAAAGGTCCGACCGTGACTAACCCTAAGCAAGCCCTCGCGATTGCGCTTTCTGAAGCTAAGGTCAAGAAGAAATGAAAGGCTTATACGCAAATATCCACGCCAAGCGTGAACGCATAGCCAAGCAAAAGGCTGCGGGAAAGACTCCAGAGAAGATGCGTAAGCCTGGTAGTCCTGGTGCGCCAACGGCTAAGGCTTTCAAAGAATCAGCTAAAACGGCTAAGAAATGACTGCCGCCTGGACAAGGAAAGAAGGCAAGAACGCCAAGGGTGGCCTCAACGAGAAAGGCCGGAAGTCTTACGAGCGTGAGAATCCTGGGTCTGATCTGAAGGCTCCTGTTAAGTCAGGCGATAACCCGCGTAGAGCGTCTTTTCTTGCGCGAATGGGTAATATGCCAGGGCCAGAGAGAAAACCCGATGGGAGCCCAACCAGACTGCTTTTGAGCCTAAAAGCATGGGGTGCAAGTTCCAAGTCTGATGCAAAAGCAAAGGCAAAAGCTATCTCGGCGAGGAACAAAAAGTGAAGCGTAGAAAAGGACTGCTAGATGAGGAGAAGTTTCTTCCTCCGCTGCCTGAGCAACTACCGAGGGGCGTAAGTTCGCTGCCAGGGTACGGTCAGACAAGTCCTATCGCGCAGGGATTACTAGGGTTTACGGGCAGGCAACCTACTTACTCGGTGATGGACCCAGAGGCTCAGAAGATGTCTGAGGCTTACAAACTAGGTGAGCAAGCAAGTGTCGCTAGTCAGCTTTACGGGTCTGTGGCTCCGTTTGCGGTTGCTTCTGCGATGGCAAATGCACAACGCGCTGGAAGCCTGCTAAGTCCGCTTACGGTATTCCATGGTTCTCCGCATAAGTTCAGTAAGTTTGATGCGAGCAAGATCGGTACAGGCGAAGGTGCTCAGGTGTATGGACACGGCATTTACTTGGCTGAAAACCCTGCGGTAGCAAAGCAATATGCAGAAAACGTAAAAGACATGGGCTCAATAAAGAGCATAAATGACGAGTTATCAAGACTCTCAAAAATCATGTCGGGTGATGAAATTGGATACCGTAAATTCAAAAGCGATGTTGGTCGCAAAGCTGCTGCTGATTACGATGAATTGATGGCTCAAAGAGATGCTCTCGTAAAAAGCCAGGGAAGTCTTTACGAGGCAGATCTGCCAGACGAAGAAATAGCAAAGATGCTAGATTGGGATAAGCCTCTAAGTCAGCAGTCTCGGGCTATACAAAAATTTGCACTTGAGAACAGCAAGCCTTTGGCAAAACTAGTCAAATTTCAACAAGCTAACAAACTCAATGAAAACCCGCCAAAGTCCATCTATGACTTAAGTGGTGGCGAATTGATGCGAGAGCTTGGGTCTCCACAAGAAGTGGCGCAAAAGTTACGCGATTCAGGCATACCAGGGGTTCGCTACCTCGACCAAGGATCACGCGGTACTGGTAAAGGAACATCAAATTTCGTTGTATTCCCAGGCGAAGAATCTAAAGTGCGTATTATGGAGATAAACGGTAAGCCTGTAGTCATAGACGAAGAAGAGCTTATGAGATCAGGTTTATTAGGTCAGTAATCTGTTGCAAACAAACAACGAATGGACAACAAAGTATTGAGTGATGGTGAAAAGAGAGTACCTCCTGCTGCTGGCATGGGTAGGCAGAAGGGAGTG